ACTTGCAAAATGTGTTCCTTTGCTGTCACCCACGGATGGGAGTAGTCTAATTTTTCTAAGATCTTGCGTTCCATATTACGTGGTTTATTCTTTGAATTGGGTATTTATCTCTAAGCACTAAATTAGTCAAAATAGATTGGTCGTGCCTATGCTCTTTGAAATCGGGATGATTAGGTATTTGGCTTGGCGCATCGTTCACCAAGTGATCGTCTTGCATCCATTTTGCCCACTCTTCAACAAGTGCAATGTTTTCATCGTTTGCCCTTACACCTATTAAGCCAGCTTCTAACTGGTGGTCTATTCTCTCAATGCAAGGCAGCATCCCCATTGCTTCTAAGCAGTCGGCTTTAGTCCATTCCCTATGCAAGTACCCACGGCTGACGAATAGATTATCCGAAACGACAACATAGGCATTCAGCCACTTCCAAAAATCCTCGGTGTGGTAATCGCCAGCGTCAATGTAAAGGATAAAATCGCCCTTGTTTTCCTTCATTGTGTTTAGGATTATTTCGGGCTTCCACCTCCAATAGTTGTCACCCCTTCCGTTTGGGGATTCGTTGCTGTAAGTTTTTAAAGGCAGTCCGTTTGTGAATTGGGTTGCTGCCAACTCTCTCCATTTACCGCTTCCGTAGTTTATCACCTTAATCATAGCAGTTTGTATTTGATGTCTTGGTATCTATCCCCTCTGCCTTGCGTTCCGTGTGAATCAGCGTAGAGGTGTGTAAGCCCTCCAGCAGCAGTGACCTTAAACTGAAAGTATGCGCTGCAATATCGTTCAACGATGTGACCAGCCTGCGGATGCTCTGGATCTAAGTCGCTTTCCATTAAGGACTTTACGAATGTGTTAATTCTTTCTGCAAACAAAGTGTAATTGGAGGTCATCGGTAAAGGATCGTTCGTGACCGATATTTCCAGCTTTCTTAATTCGCTCTTTATTCCGTTGTAGTTCCACCAAGTATTGTCTGCGTACGGATGCCAAAAGTAACCAGCCGAAGCCATTGGCTGCTTCCATCCCAATAAGTTTACATCGTACTCAAATAGGTTAACGATGTCGGCTGTGATTAGTCCGTTTCGTGCTATGGAATACCAGCCAGTCCAAGCCACTAAATTAGGGTAGTGTTCAATATTGTCAGGTAGGTTTCGTGCTACAATCACTTTCTTTTCTCCGACAAACTGGTCTAATAGGTCAACTGGTCGCTGCCCTAAAAACACATATTGGACATCGGGCAATTGGTCAAACTTGCCAGCCTCAATGTAGTCTAAGACAATCTGCTGCTCGTGTACGAAAATAAAGGTCTGCGCTTTCATCGTTGTCGTTTTACGCTTGCAAGATAAAATATTTTCCTGAGTTAGCAACTTTTAATTTATTGAGTGCCACATATCTAAGCGCATCAATAGCGTGGTTTTGGAAATCTACTGGCTCATTCAATGGGTTGCCGTTCTTGTCCTGCTTCCACTTGTAGCTATTTAGTTCCTTTATTAAATTAACCGAACCTCGTAAAACGTGCAGCTTGTACCTCTTAAGAATGTCAATAGAGTTTTGGATTGAATCTTTGCCTTTATTTGCTCCGTGGATATTGAACCCCATTCTGTGAACTTCTTCGATAGACTTCGGCTCTGCGCTGTCCGCTATTATCTCCATCGTTCTACCAATAGCCATATCCTTGAACCTCGCCCCGATGTCTTGGTTTGTTAGTCCTCTTTCGTATAAAAGTTCCTCAATGTACAAATGGTCACCATCCTTCCACACCGCACACAAGGCAGTCGGATCGTTCGTAAATCCCCAGTCCATTCCCAGCCCTACCAGCCTGCACCTGACCTTGTCAATTGAATCGCAGATATCCCAATTCCTAAAGACTAAGCCTTCAATGCGACCGGTACGCCCTCTTGCGTACACCTTCCACAATTCCAAGTCGATGTGCTTTAGTGCCTCAATCTTTTCCCTGATGGCTGGTAAAACATAAGGGTTGTGCCGATGGTCGGAGATAAACAACTTAACCCCTTCTTTGCCGATTAGCTTTTCGTGTACCCAAAACTCACTATTCGGGTTGTAGTCGATAAACGCTTGAATGGTTGTGCGTAAGTACAACTCGTTCCATATCTCGTAGCTTATGCCGTTGGCTTCGTTCACAAATAGAAACTGCCTTTTTCCCGACTTTGCCGATTGGCTGGTTTCGTAAGATTTAAACTCCAATACCGAACCGTTGTAAAGCGTGTACACTCGGTCGGTAGCGTTGTAGCTTGCAATCAGCTTTGTTAAAATTGGCGAATTCGCCACAATTGTCTGCGCATCTCTAAGCGCACCACTTTTAAGGTTGGGGATAGTTTCACCCACGATAGTCGTAACGCTTCTCGGATGTTCTATGGCTCTAAGAAATAGCACCTGAAGGATGGAGTAAGTCTTACCCGAAGATGATCCACCTTGGTTGACTACTACCTTATCCTTGGCAGCATAGTTGTCTTTAAATAAAACCGAACCCTCAAACACATTAGTCGATTATTTCACTCTCGGAAGATGAGGTACTAAACCCGCTATCAACCACCTCAACCTTTAAACCAGTCAAGTGCATAGAGCCTTCGATTTGATTTGTCTGCTTGCCGTGTGCGCTGTCCATCAATTCCCGATACGCATTAACATCCCCTTCCCTTGCTTTCTTTATCAAAGCCAACGTCATAATGTCCTGCTGCTCTAATACCTCCTGCTCGCCCGTAATCGGGTTTTTAACCGACTGCTGCACCTCCAGCCATTCTCTTACGATAGTGCTTCGGTTGCGTGTGCCTTTTGGTTTCCCTGCTGGATTACCGCTTTCGCCCTTTTGCCATCTTGGCTCTATTTGTCCTCTGCCACCCATTACGTTGTAATTTCGTTGATTCTAATATACTTCTTTCCGTTGCGTTTGATAGTCAAACTTGGATCAAGTTTAAGCATTCGGTCTATAATGACTTGGCAGTACTTAGGGTCTAATTCCATACCGTAGCATTTGCGGTTAAGCTGATGCGATGCTACCATTGTTGAGCCTGAGCCAAGAAAGAAATCCAAAACCAATCCTCCATCAGGGCAGCTGCTTTTAATTGCACGTTCGCACAATGGAATAGGTTTAGGTGTTGCGTGTCCTCCTTCATCTCCTTGTCTTAAATGCCTATCAAATTTCCAAACATTATTAAAATTATCATGCACATTATTAAAGTATGCTCTTGTAGAATAATATTCCTTTTTAATCTCTTCGTATTCTTTTTTAAAAGCATCTATGTTTTTACTTTTTGCATATTCTCTTAAACTGTGATAATTATTTTCAGTTGGCATTGCCCATTGAGATTTACTCCACCAATGGTTTACAGTTCTACCATCTTTGTAACCTAAAGCATTAGCTATTTTACTATCAGTTTCATTTAGTTTATTAATCTCTTTCTCTAAATAAACCCTTATTATTTCCCATTTATCAAAATAATTATCTTGATTATTATTAAAACCTTGAACTCCTAACATTGCAAATAAACACTTTTCGTCTGCTATTGCATAGCTTCTTGTATTTTCTGAATTTTGACCTTGTCCATGACCTTTGTCCCACGTTATTAAGTTTCTAAATGTTGCCTTTTGCGATTTAAAGTATGGCTTTAAAATATCAGAATAAATATCCATCAATGGCTCATCTATTCCCCAGCAATACCAGCTGCCGTTCTCTTTGAGGTGCATAAACTGCAAAGGAATCCACTCTTTATTAAAATCTAATAAATCCGAATAGTTTAAGTTATCATTTAAAACTCCTTCGTTTTCTTTTTTCATTCCGTATGGAGGGTCGTTGTGTGCAACGTCTGCCTTCTCCCCATTCATCAGCTTTGCAACTTGGTCGCTGTCGGTACTATCCCCACAAAGCAAACGATGCTCCCCAATCTCAAATAAGTCACCCAAAACAATATCAGTTTTAATACCGCCTTCGGGTACATCAAAGTCATCCTCCTCTGCTTCAATTTCCGTTTCATTCATCTGCGGTACATCCAATCCCCACTCGCCTAAACTCTCCGCATCCCACTCGTTGGCTAACATATCCCAATCCCACTCTCCAAAGCCTACGTTGTCCTTAATTATAAACTGGCGTTGCTTATCTTCATCCCAATCCACGATAGCTACTGGTGCTTCCTTCCAGCCTGCTTCCTTCATTGCCTTTAATCTCATATTACCGCCTAAGACAATCATGTCTTGGTTGACTACTATCGGTCGCACTTGTGCCATTTCGGGTAGGTCTTTTAAAGACTGCACCAGCTTTTTAAACTTGTCGTCTTTTATTACCCTTGGATTATTAGGGTTCGATTTGATTTTGTTGATGGGTGTTGACCTCATAGTTTGTCGATTAGTTCGCTTATCTTATCAATCAGCTTCTGCTTTACTTCGTACGCATTATCTACCTCCGTGTCGCAGATAGCCTCCAGCGTATTAGTTAGTATTTGAATTACGTTTGCTGCTTCGCTTGGGGACATCTGCTTTTACTTTAGCCTCTTGTGAAACAATTACCGGTGCGCTTTTAGTTTCGTAATTATCAAAAGCAACCATCAATTTCGTGAGTGCTTCGATTACGCAAGCCTGACACCAGTTGTTAAAGCCACCTCCGTAAAGTTCTCCGTGAACCTTCTGCATCATTTGTGCGACATCGTGCGGAATAGATACACTCCCCACAGCGTGGTATTGGTCAAGGTAAGGTCGTGCTGCCCTTAATTGTAGATATTGGTCTTGGTTCATTTTAGTAAAGTTTTTTGTGCCATTGCTGCAAACCACATTGCCCCAAACCCTACGGCTGGTGCGTAAAAAGATGGCTCGACTAATAAAGAGGTAATCAAGCCAAACCAAAAAGCCATACAAACTTGGCAGTTCAGAGGCTTACCCTTTAGCTTAAAGCCTGCTAACATAACAAATGAATAGCCAGCTAAGCCAGCAAGTGCGCTAATAATTAAGTGCTGCATCTTTTAGTGATTTATAAATGGTGTCTAAGTTATGACATACCGTGCGGTAAGGTATCCCGGTCAATCGGCTGACCGCTCGTTTGTTCCTTAGTGTTAAATGTAAGTCAAGGAGTTTTTGCTCGTAGGGAAACTCCGATTCGTTGTTGAGTCTAAGATAAGCAACCTCTAATCGGTCAATCTTCCCTTGGGTTTCCAAGTCCTTTTGGTAGTCGTAATCGGGTGCGGTTAAGTCTATGCCGTGAGATTCAAGATACGATTCAACTGGCATTTCACCCACTTGCCCTAAATGATTAATCGGGATAACTTCATCACGATTTCGGTACTTCTTGTGAAAGCTGGAGTTTTTAGAGTTGGCAAAGTTCATCACTATTCTCACAACGTAAAACCGAAAATACCCTTTGTCGTGTGCTTCTAATATCTTGGCTTCGGGTTTCTCAAAAAGACAAAGCAGCACCTCCTGACATAAATCGTCAGAATAAGTGCTGCCTATTGACTTGCAAGCCTTCATCAGTTCGCCTGAATCATACAGCTGCATTATGATTTGCCGTGCCTTCACGGCTGCTAATATAGTTATTTTATTTGATTTCCAACTCTTTAGCTTTTTTTTCGTACCACAACGCTTTCTCTATATCCCTGACCGCATCGTCTTTATGTCCTGCCCTCATTCTATATTTGAATGAATTAAGCAAGCAGAAATGAATGACAGCTTGTTTGCCGTAAATAGATAGCATCATATCAATGACCTCAATCGGCTGCTGGTTGTAGTGTGGTTCTTTTTTCTCTGCTTTCCACGGATTGTAAATGTGGTACATAAATTCAGCCATAGAAATGCGCTCAACACCTTCAAAAATTATACTATTATGAAGAGTTAATTTAGAATTTAAAATATCCGTGTTAGCTTCTTGATGTTGCTCTGCCCACTCGCAACTTGCGTAAAACCCCTCAACTCGCCAATGTTTGGGAAGGTTGGCACGAACAAAATCGTTAATGTCTAAATTGGTTAGGTGTATCTGGTCATAAAGCACGCCAGTAGGAACGTGAATATATTTCATTTACTTGGCGTTTAGTTGTTGCAATTTTAACTCCTCTAAGCTATCCAAAAACGACTGCCGTAACTCAATCGCATCGTTTACAATCTTCTTTGCCTCGCCAGTGTATCCCTTTTCCATACACTCCTTCACGGCAAATAGCTTCTCTAAGACTTTATCTCCGTAGCCTTTGCCAAGTTCTACATTATTAATCCATCGGAACTGTCCATCGTTAATAGCCAGCGAATCATTTACCGCATCCCTTGCGTGGAGTAAGGTAGTGCGGTCACGATTGAAAGGCAACGCCATCGCTTCTTGTTTTAGTTTAGAGCAATGCTTCATCACTAAATACTGCGCTCCGTGCCTTGCGTTTACTATCTCTTGCTTTCTTGACTTGCCCAGCATTTGCTGTATGCTTACCCCTCGGTAGATAGCTACCCTTTCAATTATTTCATTCGGCGTCATCGTTCGTCCTTTCAGTCTTTTTGTAATGCTTGTTAAACCACATCTCAAAGGATGCCTTTGGCGTTGCTTGACCTTCCATAAAAGCAAGGATTAGATGTTCTCGTTCGTTTGGCATTACGTTCTCTCTGAGGAAAGATACAATGACCTCTTTGAGGTTTTGTGCAGTTATTACCTCCGTAGGCATATCGGATATTATTTCCGCTGCTAATTCTATTGGTGTTTTCATATTAGTTAAAAATTAAGCCAATGGCAACCGTGCCAAAGAAGGCTAAGAATATACAAAAAGTAGTCAATGCCAGCGCATCAATTACCCAGCAGACAAACTGATCCACTCGGTCGCTTTCGATTAGCACCGCAAAGAATGCAAGGAT